ACTAGCATAATGTTTCTCATATGTTTTATCTACATATCTTTTTATTTGTTCTATTGTATTTTCTTCGTTGAATTTATATTCCATTTATTTAAACCCTTCTGGTAAAGTTTCTTCTGAGTACCATGTAAAACCATTAGACTCAGCCCATTCAGCATGTGTTCTTTTTGTTCCATCTTTTCTTTTCTTTGCAGCAGGCATAGGTGCGTAAGGTTTTTGAAAGACGAACACAAGTTCCATTGTTTTCGGTAAAGACTTTCTAATCCAAACATACTTACTATACTCTGCATGATCCCAGAACCTACCTTTAGCTTCAATAATAATTTTATCTTTTGTAAAGTCTGGTTCATATTTCTTTTCAATAATGTAATCAATCATTTTACCATGATGATTCCAATTACTTAATATACCTTTATGTAAATCATACTCCCACTTACTATCATAACCTTTAGGTAATCCTTTTTCTTTTGGTCTTATCTTTCTAGGTTTTCTTTTAGCCATTCAAATCTTCCAAAGTAAAATCAGGATTACGTTTTAACTTTTTATATATCCATCTTAATGAATAAGCACTAAGCATTATCTTTCTGTTAGAATAGAAATGTGTTTCTTCTGCTAAAAAATTAGGTAATGTTTTTCTATTTATTACAGAAACATCTTCACCTTCTGGAACAAAAGAACGTAGCCAACCTACGAGAATATCTTTACCTCGTCTTCGTAATGCTTTTGATTTTCTTCCGTTCATCTGGTTACTTCCAAAACTTTAGGTGTCTTAACAACCTGAGTTAAGTAAGTATATCCTTTTGCATATTTAAACACTCGTAATCCTTTACCATCGTTAGAATCTTTATGACATTCTACCTTATGCCTACACCAAGTACATCCTCTAGGAAGTTTCATGTTTCCTGATGAACCATCTGGTATAGGATTATAACATAATTCAGGAGGATTGTCCACCTTTATTAATTTTTTTACTGTTTTTATTTTCTTTTTTATGTTTGGTTTATCGAAAGAATCAGGTCTATACAATGCTATTTCACCTGACTCTTTGTTCATTGCCAAGAAACCCCCCTTGTTTGTACCCATAGAAGCCTCGTAAGCAGCCAACTGAGGGAGATAACCGAAAACATCATCTTCGGCTAGGGTTTTATCTTTAAACTTCTTAAACGCGAAACCAGAAGCTGTCTTGATGTCTACTACTTCACCATCAATTATACAATCCATGTGTCCTTTTATACCTTGAAGAGATACTTCCTTCTGTTCTCCTGTAACTTTATGTTTAGCAAGTTTAATTAACATCAGTAACACTTCTTCAAGTAGATGTCCGTATAAAAACTTAATGAACACAGATGGTTTTATCTTTTCAGTTTCTTTGTTTTCAGATCTCATTTCAAACCAGAGCTGTCTGGTGGGTTTACCTATGTTAGACATACGAAGTGTCGCTGTATCTCTAGGTCTAGGATTAGCCCAATGATGTAAAACTTTTTTCATTGACTCGCCAAACTCATCTATAGTTTTATCGTCAAGGTCTAAAGGTTTACCATCTGATAGAGCAGATAGCTTGTCGTATATATCTTCAACAAGTGTGTCTAGTTTCTTATTCATTCTGTATGCTCTACAAATCTAAGTTCTCTGTTTGTAGGATTGAACCCTAAAACTTTCACACCCATCTCTTTTTGTTTTTTTGTTCGGGGTGCGCTAATATCATTGTTTGCATCATCTCTATATCTTTTACAAAAAGTTTTTACATCAATCAAAGTAATGTCACCTTTCTTATCCATAGCAATCATGTCTATTGGACCAGTACATCCTGAGTTTTGAAAGACTTCATAACCATTATCCCATAACCAAGTGACTGCGTAGTATTCTGCAAAGTCTCCCTTCCTACTGGGATTAATTTTATCTAGGTTTTTATTAGTGTGTTTCACTCCAGTTTCCTCCCTTATCATATTCGCCATCCAAAGGACAGCGTAGTTTAAATACTTTTCCTGCTTCTATAATAGAACTGACTCCAATATCGCCAATAGTTTTAGAGTGTTCTTTAGGTACTTCTAACTGCCATTCATCATGTATGTTAGCTACAAACTTATGCTCTAGTCCTGCTTCTCTTAACTTACTGTCAAAGATAACTAAAGCTTTCTTCATAACGATAGCTCCTGCACCCTGTAATAAAGTATTCAAAGCAGCGTGTGCATTACGAATGAATAACTTTCTACCATCTATTCCTTTCAAGTGACCTTTTGCTGACGCTCTTGTAACTCTATCTCTAAGAGATTTAAATGATGGTTTATTATCAAAGAACAGTTGTCTAGCTCTTGAACCATCTCCTTTATTTCCTCCAACCACGCTTCCAAGTTTTTCATCTCCTGCTCCGTACATGAGGGCATAGATGAACGTCTTTGCCTTATCTCTTGATTCAAGTCTAGCAAGTTTTTGATTTGCTGTGTGTATGTCTCCGTTGAGAATTTCATTTGTATAGTCCTCGTCATTCATATAGTGTGCTAACATTCTTATCTCTAAACCAGATGCGTCAATACCTAACAACACATTACCTTCATCTACTGTCCAACAAGCACGACATTCCTTACCATAAGGTTGTCTTACGCTCGGAATTTGCGCTGTGTTTGGACTTCGGTGAGTCATACGACCTGTGATAGCTCCGTTAGGTATGACAAACCCATGTATTCTACCATCATCTTCGACAGCTTTAACCCACGAATCAATCTGTGCTATACGTTTCTGTAGTAAAAGAAACTCTGCAATTAGACTAGCTTCGTGTATGTGTGTAACTTCTGATAAAGTTTTCTCGTCTACAATAGGTTGACCAGTAGGTGTAAATCTTTCTGGCTTCCAACCAAAGTCAATCAAGTATTCTCCAATCTGTTTACGACTGCCAAGATTAAAATGAACTAACTTCTTACGAATGAAAGGCTCTGTGTTACCAAACCACAAACAGTTATCATACTCTTCATCAGTAAGTCCACGCTCAGATAATGTTCCATCTTTCTTTACATAAGGTGTGACTAACTTATCATCTACCCATTTAGGTTTGAATGTGTTGTGTACTTCATCTTCTATCTTTTGTTTTCTTTCTCTAAGTTTTGCCAGTAGAAGTTCAGCAGAATAACTATCAAACTTAAATCCATTTTCTTCTTGCTGTTTCATCAGTCTTGCAACATTATGTTCTAGCTTTATACTCTCTTTAGAAAATCCTTTAGCTTCAAAGCGTAGCTGTTTGAATACCATAGTGTTTAGCTGTACATCTTTGACACAATACTTCATCATCTCTGGTGAGTAGTTGAGATAATCTTCAAAGTTTATCTTAGGAAATCTTAACTTATAACCCCAAGATTCTAAACTATGACCACCTTCTCTGACAGGATTGAAAAGTCTTGACAAGACAAGAGTATCTAATACATCTATATGTGATAGATCAACTCCTGTAAGTTTCTTAATGACAGGAATATCAAAACCAACTATGTTATGTCCTATCAATCTATCAGCACTAAGCAAAAGTTTACATCCTTCATCAATCTGATCAGGATTAAATTTAAATATTTCTCCTGTGTCAGGATTCTGACAAACGATACACCATATCTTAGTTGCTTTTAGATCATCTGTTTCTATATCAAATACTAAATCCATATTAAAATCCTTCGCTATTATCGGTGACTTCTATATCATCATTAGAAATCTCAGACAATCTTCCAGTTTCATTATCATAAAGTAGATGTGAAGCTAGTCCAACATCTCCTGTGTACCTAGACTTTAGCACACGAACCTTTGTTGTCTGTGACTCTTGGTAATCGTCTGACTGTTGGTTACGTTCCAAAGCTAAGACACAATCAGATAGCTGTGCAATACTCTGGCTACCTCTAAGGTGAGATAGGTTTACTTCGATACCATTCTCATGTCCTTTGTTACCATCAATCCTACGCAAGTGTGATACAAGAATAAGACCTGCACCTGTTTCTTCTACTATAGATCTAAGCTTAGTCATAATAGAATCAATGGTTCGTCTTTCATCTCCTTCTGTTGACGCGCTGACAAGCATATGCAAGTGATCTACCACCACCCATTTACAACCACATCCTACAATCATAAACCTTATCTTAGAAAAGATTTCGTCTAGCTCGTTAGCTCCAAAGTGGGCATGAACCCACACACGATTCTTATTATCTCCATCATAAAGTATATCAAATAACTTATCTAATTCTTCTTTAGAATATCTTTCTCTTATCTGATCTATATACAATCTAGAGTTAGCTTCGATAGAAAGAATACCATCAATAGTCCTGCGCCAATCTTCTTCAAGAGCAATAATACCTACGTTGTCATTTGTCTGTTTAATCAACCAATGCTCTATCTCTCTTGTAACGCTAGATTTACCTAGCCCTGTACCCCCTGTAAGGGTTATGAGTTCTCCTTGTCTCATGCCATACAGCTTCTTATTAAGACCTTCGTATGGATAGGGTACACTTTCTTTCTTCTCTCTGTTGTGGAACTTATCTCTCTGCTCTGACACATTGATAACTCCAGATGGAGTATAAGTCTTAGCAGACCACCACGCTTCTGTAAATTCCTTATGCTTGTTCTGTCTAAGCATATCGTTAGGATCTTTACAACCTGTAGGCAATGTCATAATCCTTGCCTTGCTAGGTTTGAAAAGTCTTGCTACTTTTTTACTGGCTTCCTTGCCTGCTTTGTCATTATCAAATGAGATTATAACATTTTCAAAATCGTCAAAGAACTCAAGACTTTCTTTGATGTCACGAACTGCACCTTGCGCACCTCGCTTAATCGAAACGACTGCCCACTTGCTACCGAGTAGTTCGTAGGCTGCCATTGCGTCACATTCTCCTTCTGTGATCGTTACATACTTACCGCTTTTAAATAACTGTTGTCCAAATAAACCTGTGTCATTGTAAGATCCATTAATAAAGAAGTCTTTGCTTTTTACATTACGAACTTTAGTAGCTGATAACTCATGTCCGTTATAGTATGGATAGAAATGTTTAACTACTTTGCCTTGTAAATCGTGTACAACTTTCACACCATATTTTTTTGCAGTATCTAGTTTTATCTTTCTATCTGTTAACGCTGAGTAACTTCCTAATGTATCATCTGACTGTTGACTTATTGGTTTTACTGTTACTGTTTCCATTCCCTTTCCCTCATATATGTTATCGTAGTTTTTCATAAACTCGCCACAGCTAAAACACTTTGCTGATCTGTCTTTGTTTATACCAACAGCATCACTACTGTTACACAAAGGACAAGGTTGGTGAACAGCTTCCCATTCTTTATCTTCAAACTCTGCCCTCATACCTTTCTCCTTTTAGTTTTCTGATTTAGTTACAACTTCTTCTTCTTCGACTTCCGTTTCGCTTTGTTCTCCTTCTTCATTAATTATACTAACAATCTTATTGGTAAAGAAATTTAAACTTGCCTGAACTTCTTCAATGTCCAGAGTAAGATTAACTTTCTTTTGATTTAATCTTTGAATCCTTCCAAAGATACCTTGTGCTTCTTCGGGTAAATCTTCTACCGAAATCTGCACACCATCAATAGTTATATATGGTTTTTCATCATGTTCTCCCATAATTAAAACTCCTCGTTATCAGAATCACTATCACCATACTCGACAAGCTCATTAACTTTAACAGCAATCAACTCAGCGAATGTTCCATAAGGACTGCTGTATGGTCTTATCTTAACTGTAACATTAGAACCATTTCCGACTAAACAATTTAAACTGTTTCCGTCAGCATCATAAAGTTTAGGAGGAGAGTTTGTTACCTCTTCCATCTCTTGAGTTTTTTGATTCTTCTTCTTTCTTGTTGCAGTTTTAGAAAAACTAAAAGCTGGCTCGTCATACTTAGGATTACCTGCTCTATCTCTTGACTGTGTAAGACCTGCACCTTCTAACTCTGATGCTGTTTCTTCGTCAGTCAATAAGGTAATCATATATTTATGTGGTTCAAATCGTGTGTTAGGAACTGACACGTTAGCCCACATTGCTTTACCTGTTGCGTACATCATTTTTATTTACCTCTTAGTTACTATAAAAATTCGGTCTGGTTTTAAATTGTAAGACCAGAAACTTACTCGCTATCTAGCGAACAAACAAGATACAAGGAAGGTGATACATGAGGGCAAATATATCTTGTTTGTAATTTTAAATCCCATTATACCACTAACCACCTTCAAAGTCAAATCTTTTTTATAAATAATTATCTTCTTTTAATACCTTATAAAGTTTTATAAAATAATAATTAATAATAATAATTAATACTTATAATAGTTATAAAGATTATATCATATTATAAAACAAAAGTCAACCCTCTATCTTTTTGTGTTCGTTATCATTGTTGTCATAAGTTTCTGTACTACTAGAGTTAGTGTCAATACAAGGACAGTTCTCATAATAATCATCAACTATTTTATCAAATAAATCTTCCATTTATATATCCTTTTTAATGTAGTTTATTGTTATCTTTTTCTTCAAGATAATCTATTGCTTGTTGTTCAATCTCTGCTAATCCTATGATAAGCTCTGCTGTTTCTTTAGAACTTAATGGATTCAATAATCTTGATATTAAAATACAAACAAGCTGTTTAGTTTCTGCTTCGTTGAAATTTTTCTCAACATCAGCTACATAATCCAACATCTTGTGTATCTGCTCTTCACTATTCATCAACAGGTACTCCATCTGCATTGTAACTCCATCTAGGGCTAGATACTTCCATAGCAGGTTTAGTTGTACCTTTATATCTTTTTTCATAATACTTAGTCTTTATAAATATCTTGTACTCATTATAGTATTCTTTAGCTGAACTAAAGATAGGTTGACCATGCTCAGTTCTTTCATGGCAGTTAGCCATGTATAAATCAGAAACAAACTTGTCAAAGTCTTCACTTGATTCTCTAATATCTAGCTCCATCTTCTTATAGTCTTCTAATAATTCTTTGTCACTCATACTATTCTCCTACCCAAAAAGATATATCAGCACTATCATCAAACTGAATCCACTTCTTTTCGTATTTAGTTTTATCCCAATCTATTTCACGAATACCATTCTTATCCTTAACTTCTTTTCCGTTCTTGTGTTTCTTGTAAGCAAGGATTCGTTCTCGGTACTCAATACTAGGATAATCATGTGGACTTATATCTTCCAAGTCTATATCTATACCTAGTTTCTTTTTAACAAGAAGCTGTATTGCTTCCTGTATCTCGTAGTAATCAAATGTTAATTGCATTATACAAACTCCTTCGCTATGTTAGCTATGATAGTATCCATGTTCTCTATTGCATCTTTAGGTAATAGTGCTATTGCAACTCGGTTAGTTACATCTTGTTTCATCTTATGTTGATTAGCTAAGTCAAGCTTTAAAACTCCTGAATACCTAGTCAAATCTAGTCTATAGCTAGAGTTAGCTCCGTTCCATTCCTGTGTGCGTTCAGAAACACTGGTAGCTATTTGATTTCTTAAATCTGTTAGCTCATCTATCTGTTTGTTAAGAGCTTTAATCCGATTAGCATCTGATAACATAGACGCATAGCCTCTATCATCTTCAGTCAGCTCTTGTCTCTTACTCTTAAAGGTTGTCTCTATTGTATTAATAATAGTATCAACGATTGCTTCTTGTTCAAACTTTCTTATCTGTGTAGCCATGCTACTTCTCCCATTTGTGATTTAAAACTTTATCAATAGACTGATTTTGTTTAACGATTAGTTTGTCTGTGTCAAACCAAACAGTCATATCCCTTGTATCTTCGTTCATAGTTATCTTATCTACCACTCTTCCGTCTATCTCTTGTCCTGCTTTTAACTCTAACATTTTATATCTCCTTCCAAGTTAAATTAAAATCTCTGTACATATAGAACAGATGTTTCTTTTCTCCATCTACATCAACATTCACAGTAAACTGTACGCTCAACAAACTCTTTACCTCTGCAGTATACCATGTCTTATCATCATTAATCAATAGCACTAATACTTTTTTTCCTTTAGGTTTCTTCATGTTTTATTTACTCCTTTAGCTGCGATCATCATGTTCAAAACCATCTTTTGAAATCCATAATCCATCAGACATATAAACACAAGGTTTACCATTGTAATATACATAGTCTCCTGAATTGTCGTAAGCATCAAATATTTCTAGCCATGCTTCTTTTGCTTCGTCACCTTCTTTACTGTAACCATTTTCTTTTTCTTTAACTTTTAACAAAAATCTATCGTGGAAATCTTTAACTCCTTTAGAATGAAAATGTTTGTTAGGATATTTCCCTTCTAAAAAAGGAGACCATCTTCCTGTTGTGTAGTAGTAGGAATATTTCTGTCCTCTAAAATAAACCCACACCATGTTTCCTCCCTCTCTTACTACAATATCAATTTCTTTTTCTTTAAAAAACTTAACAACATCTTTCAAAGTTTGTCCTGTTTCATGTCTAAAAACAACTTCACCTTTGGAATTTTTCTTGTGAAATTTCCATTCATATTCTTTTTTTTCATTCATCAGACACCTCCTGTTTTATATAAATATTTTTTGCTACTGCATAAGGGTCACCCATTCTATTACCTACATATTTAAAGTGTGCTTGTGCCACACTAGGTTTCACACCAATATAAGTACTTACTATAAAAGTATCCTTCTGGTCACAGTAAGTTTCTATTTCTTCTGGCTCACCATATACAAGTTCTTGGTTTTTTAATCTTACTAATTTAACGCTCATCAGTCACCTTTCCTTTTCTATTATACTTAGTCTTATCTCTGTGTGTCTTAGGTTTATGAAACTTGTCCATGTTTTTCTTAACTGGATTAGGTTTCTTCATCAGTCACCTCCTTAATTCCAATCAGTCCAATAAAAAATGTCGCTGTCTCCGTTTTCTTTCCATTCTTTTTTTCCTTCTTCATATTCTTCTTTACTCAACATCTGTTTGGTGCATTTTGTAGAGCAAGAATACTCCCAATCAGTAACAACATAATAACCTTTGTATTTGTTTAAAGGTTTTTTGCAGTTATAACAATGATTCATCAGTCACCTCCTTCACCCACCACTTAGGTTTGTCTCTACCTTTCTCCCACTTAGCATAGTGTTTCTCGTTGATACAGTAGTCACGATATGCTTTGGTAGCATCCTCATTCTTGTATTGGTCTGGCATACATTGTGCTATTGGTGATAGCTTGTAAGACGCATGATTCCAAGTTCCATCACCAACTGGTATTGTTGCTAAAGGTATAGATAATTTAACAATGCTTGCATGAACTTTACCATAACGATAAGTATACTCCTCACCTAGAGCAATAAAATGTTGATACAACCAACAGTAATTAGCACTTGATTCTCTAGCCCATACAGTACAAGGATGATTCCAATATGCTCGCTTGTATAAACCTACCTTGTCTGCATACTGGTCACCATCTAACTCTCGGTGTGCAGTACATAACATCTGTGCTGTTTCCAACGGCATCTTCACTAGCATCTTATCTGGTTGTGCTTGTGCCGATTTAGTTGGGCAATCATAAAAATAAAATATGTTCATCAGTTACTCCAAGCTTTTGAATCTAACATCTCTGTATAACGTATCTCTTTATATACTCTAATGCAAGACATATTATTTAAATAAAACTTTCTTTGTTGCCAATCAATAATTCCAGAAGGCATGGTAGCAACAGCACACAATCCTGTAATTAATACTTCATCATCATCTTCTTGATACTCTATCTTGAAAGGTTTAACTTTTCTATCTGTTGTTTCTTTTCCATTCACATCTTCATAGTTAAACATTAACTCAGCGTTATCATCTGTGAAAGTAAAGAACACTTTCATTAAATCACTCTTGTTCATATCTATCTCCTATATATCCATAAAGTTATACCTAACATAACACACATTCCAAATGCAATATACCCTATTGTCATTTGTAACTGTGCCTCTGCTATCAAGGTGTTCAAATATATTTCTTCTTCAATCATACCTTTCTCCTAGTCTATGAGCGACATATAGTAATCGTCTTTAGCTTGTGGCTCGTCTAAAAGTTTATCAGTTTCTTCTTGATAGTCTTTGTCTTTGTCAATACCTTTCCACCAAGCGTCAAACTTATCAGGGTGTACAATCTTTACTGCGTCTTTAAATTCCATAACTCTTTACCTCTTTATATTCTATTAAAAATTCTTGGTAGTTTTGTATTAAGCAGATAACTACCAACTGCTATTATTATGGCTATGGAGACTGGGTGCTTTTTAACTAGACTTATATTATCTCCTCACTTAGCGCGACCTGTTACGGCTTTTTCCCTTTAACCCTACTGGACGTACCATAAAAATTCGTGGTAGTTTTTTAGTTCCGAAGATGACTACCAACTCCTCCAACAGCAACATAACTATCGGTTTTTATAGTGCCTGTCAACACTAGCATGTGCGCTTTTATAGTCATCTAACAACCCATGCATTACATTGTTAGGCAGACTCACACAGTCTTGCATAGCATTTTTATTCACACCGAAGACTGCGTAATACATTTTGTTACCTGTGTTACGACTTAGGTATGAAGCACATGTACTGTCTACCTAAGTTAAGCACTCGACCTCGACCAGTTCGGTATGTTCCAAACTTACTGAAACCTCTGGTGTTTGTCGCAACTCTGAACTTCCACCCAAATAAATTAATGTGGTAGAATTTCTTGTCATAACTTTCTTTATCTCTGAATATCTTAAACATAATATTGCCCTCTTACATTTATGCAATTTGATAACAGGTATTGCATTTAGACCTGTAACTCTTTTAAGTTAGCTTCAGTTATAAAGAAGCTATCTTTTATTTTGTTCTCAGCTTGTCTTACATTAACACTACTTCCCTTCCTTGTCAAGTACCCAATGCTACTTTCTTTATCAAGGAATCTAGCGTCAGTATCATCAAAGCTTACAATCTTTCTTCCAAATAATTTATCTGGAATCTTGAGCGTATCGCCCTTACTGTTCTTGGTATTAAAAGCAACCGCAATCTTGAATTTCTGCTTGACCGCTTCCCTTCCATGCTGTAATGACTTCTTACTGTATGGTGAAAAGCTATATGTCAAGTCATAATTCTTCAACTTGTTGTTACTTACTCTCGGCAGTATCTTGGTATAATCATAGAACTGCACATTCTTAAATTCTTTTATGATATAATCAAAGTCTATATCACTTGTGCCATTTAATCTTATGGCTAGTTTATCCCCATGTTCAAAAGATAACTTCATAATCTCATTCTTTAGCATATTATCAAACATCTCTCTCTGATAAAGATAGAGCAATGTCCTTCTTATAATAGCCCTTGTCGCGTGTTTCATGCCTAACCTACCTGCATGAATTAAACAATCATTCTTACACCCTGCTAATTCTGC